CATTGCAGCAAAATCTAGTTGGCCAACTCCCACTTACAAGCACCGTCAACCTGCGCTGATCTCATCGGCACGCCGTACATCTACGGCAAAACCGATTGCATTGATATGGTGCTTAAGGCGCTCGACTTGATGGAGATTGAGGCACCATCATTAAATCGTGCCTGGTACGACATGAAACCTAGGCAATGGGGACGAGATTTATTGACATGGGGGAAGCGAATTAAAGAGCCCAGCTACGATGGGGACATTATTGTTCGCATTGCCCCTGCCGGGTTTTCTGTTGTATGGAGCGGCGGCCTTCTGCATATCTGCGAGACGAGAAAGGCAGTGCATTGGTGCCCGCTCACACTTATACCTATCAACTCCTTCCATACGAACGGCACCTCATCGAAGCTCTCGGCATTTCGGAGCAGGAATATCGAGAGTTAGCTACTGACATTGAGCGATCGTTAAAACAGCGTGGTTTTGAGTATGACCATATACCTGATATTCAAAACACTGGTCTGGAACCGTTTCTAATTCAAATTGCCATCGGCCTGGTATTGACCGGCATTGGCCTTTTGTTGGCACCTAAGCCGCAGACACCGGGAGAAAGAGACCAGCCAACCAGTAAAAAGCTCGCTGATCAAACCGGCCGATCTCGTTTCAATAATTCGGTTGGTTTTGACGCTGCTCCCCAGCTGGCGCAGCTGGCCTCACGCATCCCGATTCCATTTGGCCGCTGGCGTGCATACGACCCAGACCCACCAGTTGATGAAAGCGAAGTTGGTGAAACGGGTGTCCCTAGCGGTGGATTGCTTGTTGAGCCGCTTTTAGTTTGGAGTCGGATGCAAAGCAATGGCAGCTTCCAAAGCCTCAAGGCATTGATGGTGGTCGGTCAATCCAAGATTTCACAAGAGCCAAGTGTTGAAGGAGTAATGATTGGCGGACAACCAATTGCAAATTTATACAGATCAAACTATGCAGTTTTTTGGAGTAGCGAAAACGGAAATAATCGACTTTATCTTGACAATTTGCTTGCAGGCGATGCGGCCCCTGCCGGCAATTGGGATGTTCCCACATTGTCTAGTGAGACAGCAAAAGGATTCAGCGGTGCATATAGCCCCGCCAACACAACCCAGTGCGGCTGCTATGAGTCGATCTATAACGGCGGCCATTACAGGACCAATTGGCGCGTCATTAGCATTCTTCGACGTCCCGGTTCCAGTGATGATCCTGGTGGGAGGAACACCGCTGAAATCAGGAAGATAGCGGGCAGAAAAGAAGGAGAGGACGACAACAACTGGGAGATGAATGGCATTGGCCGGTGTTATTCCAATTTCTGCGGACTGATTGCCCACAATGGTCAGGAGTACAGCGAACCGACCGTTGTCCAGGTCAGTCGTGGCGATACCTTTACCTACCGCATCGTTGGCACACAGATTGAGGCAGGTGATGTCGATGTCAGCGAAAGCTCAGGCGTTGGTGTCTCTGACATCAACAACAGCTTGAACAGCAGGCGCGAGCGTGTGGACACACTGCTCACCGTTGGGCAGGTTTATATGTGTAACCGCACTTTGATGCAGGTAACAACCCGTCCGAGAGACGTGTTTGATCCAAACCTTGGCAACACACTTAATTTTGAATTGAAAGTGCTCGCCTTTATTGGTGGCAATAGAGAGGTTGGTTTAGCTGGAACAATTGAAGTAACTCAACCGATTCAAAATTCAGCTGCAGAGTATGCGACTACGCCTACTTACTTCCGAAGCGTTTCTTGGTATCCACTGCATCGCGTTGATATTGCACAAGCCAAGAACACACGTCCTGTTGAGGTCACTGAACTAGGCATCAGGTCCCAAGTATGGGGTCAATTGAACGGACTATGCAACTTCAATGACATTCCTACACCTGGACAACTAGGGGCATATAACGAGGATGAAATCTCTTTGTCAAATGGCGTCACCAATAAATACTGCTCACGTACTAGCTTCTTTACCTTGGCAGTTAAAAAGGTCGGAAGCGAACAGGGCTTGGATTCAGAAGGCAAAGATGTTAATGACGATGATTATTTGTTTGACGGTTTTGACACGCTAAACGGCATCATGTTTGGCATTAACGGCAATTCGCCTATCGATGTTTATAATTTTCTTCGCATCAAGGGCACCGAAAAAGCGCAATACGAGTTCAGGCTAATTCCTAAAGATGCTTGCACAATTCACCGTTACGACTTTTACACCACACAGCAAGTTTTCCTGTTAGACATTTCAGCTGATTTTCAAGGCTATCAAGAGACAACGGTTTATGGTGAGATTTTTGTTCAATTTTACGGCCAAGCAATTGCGGCTGATAATTACTTTGAATTGCCTGAGCTTTACACCGATCCAAACACTTCCTTTTCTCGATTGGTGTGTACTTTGGCCCGCATGGATATGGTTGGCATTCTCAATGAGGGGAATGTTGGATACCGTGGCGGCGGCTACACACAAGCCTATTTTGAAACCCTGCTAGGTCAATTAAGAGATCCGACAGGTGGAAACAACAAAAAAGTATTTGGTGAGACAAGTAGCGGAGATTTCACAATCACTGATAAAGGTGTGAGCTTTAACTGCACAATGTCAGGCGTGGTGCTCGACTATCGAAATGACCCGAATGAGGCTGAGATTTTCCAACAAAACGGAACTCATAAAGCTTGGGCGGTGACTGGTCTTGTTGTCAATTCTGTCTCAGCAGGAAGTGACACATCTGGAACGGTTGAATATGACGACACCCGAGCTATTGGGCAAAGCTGGTTTGCTTATTACAGAAACTTGAGCGGCAATGTGAGTTATCGCTACCGCGCTCAAACCGAATGCGTCACTGTGGGCAATTCAGGTTCAGGCGAAGACGGGAACCAACGTGTATTTGAGAGGCATGGACAGATCAAAGAATTGAGCATTTATGACGAAAAAACTAACAGCACTGCCAGAGGCCCCGAACACAGCATTACATACTTGAACGAATCTGTTGATAACTTGGAAGAGGCTAATTACGATTCATTGACAATGCTTGGGGTCAAGCTTCGATCATTAAATCAAGTTCAATCGTTTCAGCAGCCACAACTATATCTAAAAGATGGAATTGATATTGAACGGCTAGAAAGCAATAATGACATTGGCCCGTCTGATAATTTCGCTAGTGCTGCATATTGGATGCTGACAAATGCCGAGGCGTCACTTGGCCGTGAACTAAGTCCGCGATTGATAGACAAAGACTCTTTTATACACGCAGCAAAGTTTATGGATAAAACACGTCTAAGGTTTGATGGTGCGGTGACTGATCAGGTTAATATCAGAACCTTCTTAACCGGATTGGCACCACTTTATCTCTGCAATTTTGTCATTAAAAATGGGAAATTCGCTTTAACCCCTGCGGTGCCTACTGACAATGACGGCAACATGATCACTGGGCCGATGCCAATTCAAATGATGTTCACGGATTCGACAATCATTGATGGCACTTTTAATTTTGAATACATCAATCAAAACGAACGCGAAGATTTCCGGGCTGTAATTGAATATCGAGATATGCCTGTTAATGGATTATCTCAAAACAAAACCATTGCAGTTAAATGGAAGACAGAGCCAGGGACACCACCAGCCGAAGAGGCGATTGATGCCAGCCAATTTGTGACGCGCCGAGGTCATGCCTTTACGGCAGCGCGTTATCTGCTCAGTGTTCGGAGACGAGTTGACCATACAGTGAAATTCAAAACAGTTCCTCAGGGCGTGAAATTAGCCCCTGGTGACTACTTCCGCATTAATACTGAAATTGCTCCATACGATGCCTCTCGCAACATTGTCGTGTCTGAAGACCTGTCCCTGCTCACTGGAACGTCTGTGGCTGATGGCACCTATGAAACGCACCTATGGCGACTTGGTAGTGAGGGTGTCGTCACTGAGCAAGTAGAGATCAAGGATGGCCGAGTGGTTGATGAAACGCTGCGCCATGCACTGATGAACATTCCGAGCATCGCCAAGCGCCACGGCGTGTATCAAGTCGCGGAGATCAGCTTGGACGAGGATGGCCTAGTAGAGGTGACTGGTTCTCACTTCCCAGTCAATGACGACCTCAGCTCTAAAATTGTGGATGACATTCTCTTTGAGAACCGATACGAGAAATTTGAGGTGATCGAATGACTTTTCCAGCACTGACACCATCCTCTAGGTCATTCGACCCTGGCAATTATCCGGTCAAGGCGTACAACGCCCAAGACGGTGCAGAGATTCGTTTTCTGTACGGCGATAAGCGCGTAGCAGCCAAGCTTCAACTCACTTACACCAACATTACGGACGCAAACGCTGAAGAATTCATCGACCATTTTGACGATATGAATGGGACGTTTGAGCTGTTCGACCTGCCAACAGGAAAAGACGCATTAGGCGGCTGGTCAGAAGAGACAGCAACTCTTGACGCGCCTGAGGGCAGTAAGTGGAGATACGCTCAGCCACCGCAGCTAAACTCGGTCTATCCGGGCGTGAGCAGCGTCACCGTCAACCTGATTTCTGCGACTAGCGCGTAATGACTTTTTATTCAGGGCAGAACGGACGCTTACAGATTGATGGCACCACAGCCGCGAAGGTCACTAACTGGTCAATCAGTAGTTCGATGTCACCGCTAGCGACGACGACGCTGGAAGATACCGATGAGACCTTTGTTAATGGGTTACGCAGCACGACCGGTAGCTGTCGATTGTTTTACTACGACGACACCAGCGACACCGAACGCATCAATAGCGCAAAGACGTTAATCGACAAGCTCATTAAGGTCCGAACGGAGGGGTCAGAGCCTGGCGTAGCAGCTGCACCTGAGGATGTGACTTTTAGGTTGCAGGTTGTAGAAGGTGACACGACCCGTGAAATCGAGGTTGATGCTTTGATCACAAGCGCCTCAATGGCAATGGCAGTCGGTGAAGTGCTGGCAGCTGATATTGCGTTCCAGGTCAATGGTGCGCCCAGCACTGTGTCCTTATGAGCGTTTATCTCGGGAATGCTGGCAGTATCGAGATTCGCAGGCAGGGCGAACCGATCCAAGTCACTCTCCAAGCAGATGATGTCAATGCTGATCAGCGCCGTTTCAGCGTTGACTTTGACCCGACTTACGCCGACTCAAGGCCGTCTCCACTAATCACTGGAGATCAGGTTGAATTCAGTTCGACTGATGGCGAAACAGATTTAGAGCTAGTCGATGGGGTGACAGACACTGACTTGACCCGCTGGGTTCATGTTGATCAGACAGGCGGCATCCGTCTGTTTACCAGTTATGCAGCAGCGGTGACAGGAGGCCGAGACAACG